ACAGCTAAAACACCATTTGACCGATCCAAAGTGGTAATACTATCAACATTAAACATTGTGACTTCACCAGAACTTGGGTCAACATGTCTTCTATAAGAAGTTGTTTGACCCCATCCGACTTCCACCTCAAAGTCCAATGTGTCAGCTATATCAACCACTTTGGTAAACACTTCATTCATACCGGGTTCTGTGGAAACATCTCCACTAGGCTCCCAAACAACCTTTATTCTGCCTCTATGGAATTTGGACGCAACTACCATGAAACGATATACCATCGTTCCGCGCCAATACTCGAAAGGAAAGCTAGCAACGCAACAAGCAGGGAGATATAATCTCCTAGTGCCATTGCCACCGCTAACTTCCTCGCGATGTACACATGGATCAACTACTATAGAAAACAAACGAGTACCGTCAGTTTGTGTAGTATTAAAAGGAAACTTATAAATCCATGATTCTTTTGATGCAATATAATTAAGTGTTAATTCGTCATTGCTTGGAATACCAGTGGTTTTGGGATCGACTGTCAATTCTTGCTTACAGTCTACTGTTAATTTCTGTGTGTCATCTGGAACATTAGTTGCTGCCAAAGCCCACTTAGGTGTGGGTCTATATACATTGGCGTCTAAAACTGCAGGACGACTAAAACCGAAAAGTCGGGCTATAGAACCGACTGTTCCAGCAGCCATTTCCGTAGCTCTAGCATAAGCACCTATTATAGGAGCTTTGGCCAACATACCAGCATATTTAGCAACTGCGAAAGCAGTGTTAGAGACTGGACTAGTTCCGTACTCGTCGGACTGGGCAACAATTCCAGCAGCATCCACTGCTGTTGGAATAGATAATTTAACATTTTCAGCCCAAGCCATAACGGTTACTGACACAGGTGTTGTTCCTCCATTAGCATGCAATAATGTAGACATATCATACAACGTAATCTCACCAAGGTCGTCAAAACCTTGGGGTCCTTTTGTAATGTCAATCGCATTTTCAGGAATAAATAGAGGTAACTTCATTGCCCCTCCTTGGGATTCTGTTGGATTCAAAAACAGGTGGGGGCGTTGTGTTGCATGGACTAAATCATTGTCAGCCCATGCATTTCTTTTTGTGATTTGATCTCGTTGTGCTAACGGTAAATATGAAACCAACAGCCTACCATAATGAAATGGTGTGCCGTTGATTAAGAATTTCAAATGTAAATCAGCTGTCAACAGTTTGTAATTAGAAATACGGTTGACATTTCGTGTGTTAACTACGAAAAATTCTTTCCAAGGATTGAACGACTCATCAAAAGGGGTATTAATTGTCCACTGGTAAGATTTAATCTCAACAGGACGACAAAACCAATCTGTGAGTTGAACACTTTCCGACATATCTAAATTTCTAGTTTGTTCTACACCACCTGTATAATCTTCCTCAGTGGGTGGAACTAGGTCATGAAAAGAAACAGTTTCGTAATTTTCTGATTGTGGTATTATCGTGTGATCCACTTCAGTAGAATCACTGCACTTCGAGCTTTCCGGCTCTTCTGACAAAAGGATGGTCAGATCATCACAAATGGAGCTCAATTGACTGCGTGCCAGCTCTAGGCACCATTTATAAAATACAGGAAAAAATAAAAACATGAATATTTATACATACATTAAATACACATAGAACAGGTAATATACAAACAATATACAAGGTATGTGCAGGTAACTTTATTGATCGTACTTTTCTTTCCACTCCTTTACCCGTTCATCATAGGAGCGGAAAGAATTTGTTGGGAAGAGTCCGCATTCAGCACATGCGGTTTTGATCTGTTCAGACCTCGTGTCATAAACTTCCCTTCCATAAACGAAAAATTCGTCCATTGCTTGATCGACACATTGTATTGCAACTTCTACATCGGAGGCACTTTTGGAACTTAAATTACAATGAAGACTTTTAAAAATAGAATCTTCTGCTAACTTCCCAACCTCATAACCAATTTCAGGTATATATGCAGAAGTGCGTTTGAGAAAATCACAATCCTTGAAATCTAAAAACTCTACCTCATTTGTTCCTTTATCGGGCAGAGTGATCTTAACGTCATGTTTAGCTAAAAATTCCTTAAAAGTTCTGAAATTAAAAGCTCTACAATCATATTTAACAGAAGCCAAAGCATCATCACCATAAGTAATTAATGATACGTGGTCTCTAAAATTCACCTTATCAGGATACGTACTGAAAAAACCCATACGCATATAAAGAGAATTGGCTAAACTGTTAATATTGACAGTTAAATTATTTCCAGATGAATTCATATTATAGCACTTAATTAAAGTGCCATTAAAATCCATCAAAGGATGTGTAACATCTGCAACCATAGATGACATTATGTTCAAATCTTCAGAAGGATATCCCATTCGTTTAGCAATTTCAATCATTATTTGAAACGCCATAGTAGTAATTTGGGAATTCATTCGAACATCATACTTGGAATAATCCAGACCTAAAACTTTCTTGTCTGGAGCATATTTGGTGACACCGTTCATAAGAAGCTGCCAATTCTTAGACCGAGCATTTATACCTATAGCAGACTCAGATAACAACGGATGAAGTTCTAAGAATCTTATAATAGGCATAAAATACTCGCGCAAGAGAATACCAAATGGAGCATTCATTGCCTGCATAACTCTAACCTTTTCAGAATCCACCTTAGTGGGTTCATCTTTCAGCAGAGAAACAAGCAAAGGATAAGCTCTTTTACCTTCTCGTAACTTTCCAAGCATTATATCAATTTCATCGACTATTAATTTACTGGGCTTTCTGTCCACCAGTTCTTTTTTGTCATTATATATATCTTCGAAATGTGGCCTTTTAGAACCCATTAAGGGACCTCCTATGCTAGTTTGCATGTCAATAGCGTCTATGAAACGCATACCGGGAATACCCATAATGGACTCTTGCAGTGTTAATTTTCTACATAAACCCCCTTTATCCCTATATGTATCAACAGCCTTAAGTAAAGGAGCTATATAATCATCTTTTGCCCTATATAATAAACTAGGCGAAAACTGTTGAGTCGGATTGGAAAGATGCTCCATATTAGCAGCAAAAGCTTTCCAATTAGGATCTAATTTAGGGGGACCCCATTTATTAGGAACCCCACAATGCTTAGCAATGTGGGGGGAGAGCGGGGAAACAATGACCTTGCTTTTTGTTTTTGCTCTCATTTTTGTGCTGCCAAGCACCTCTATATAAGAATTCTTATCGAGGTCGTGTATGTATTTGGCTTTAGGATGTACAGTGTCAGTTACTTTAATCTGTTTACCCAAACTAGTCTCAGGAATATCACAAGACTGAGCAGAAATTGTATATTTTTCAGAGAGAGCGTTGAATGCTGCATCGAACTTACTCTTCGTAAGAGTTTGCATGACACCAGTACCCATAACTCCTCCTCCAATATGAAATCCAATTATACTGGGCGTTTTAGATTTGGCAACAATTGCAGACATACACATTCCTGCCTTGGCGTTATCACTAGTATACTTTCCACCATAAAATGCCTTAGTAGAATGAGCGACTCTACCAGAGGTATGTATATGAATGTCTTCATGTACAAATTTACCTTCACGCGTCATGCCCTGGAATTCAGCTGGTCCCATGCCTATGTTGTGATCAAGTGGCAAATGTTGATCAACTGTGGGTAAATCTGGGCAGTTGGGTACATAAACGGCTATCATGTCCATATCATCCACTTCAACGTAGTTAGTTTTATCTACTTTGAAAGTGAAAAACGTTCCTGGTTTATTCCCATCAGAACGAAGAACTTCAAAAGTGGTCAATTCTGATAAATTTCCAGAACCAACTTTACCTAACTCTAAGATATGGCGCGGTAACAGAGCTACATATTTACGGGGGAAGAAAACGTTACTTCCTCCAGTACTATTGTCACTCTTAATAACTCTAACTCTGAAAGTATTTTTCCTAATTTTGTTACATACATTACCCGGCGTAGAAGTTTTTGTTGCATCCGAAGCAGTAAAACGAAAACCAACAGATGATAAAACATTATGAAACCAACCGGGTTGTTTTTCGACATAATCTGGATCATCCAGGGAATGAGCAATAATTTTGTTTTTCCTCGAAGAATTCCATGCACGTACCAATGTTATTACAATAGCAAAAACTGCAACCATTAAAACAAGCATGGAACCCCTATGAGTAGTATCCTTGTCTTTTACTTTGTGTTTGTACGCCTCCAAAGCATCTCCGCGAGTTTTAAAAACTGCTACACTATTCTCACGTCTGTAATGTTGATGAACGTGGAAAAATGCAGTAGCTAC